CGTTATGAGTCACTACAGGATGAAATCCTAGCTGCATATGCAGAGGGTCGTGTTAAGTAACCCTTATAAAGAAAGGAATTAAATTATGGCTTTGGGTTCTAATCATCAAACTACCACGACGGGTGCAACTTTTATCCCCGAACTGTGGTCCGACGAAGTTATTGCCGGTTACAAGGCAAATCTCGTTCTCGGTAACCTCGTTACCAAAATCAACCACGCCGGTAAAAAAGGCGATACGATCCACATTCCGGCTCCGGTTCGTGGCTCTGCTAACGTCAAAGCTGCAAACACTCAGGTTACGCTTCAGGGCGACACCCACAGTGAAGTGCAGGTTAGCATTAACAAGCACTATGAATATTCCGTCTTGATCGAAGACATTACGGAAGTTCAGGCGCTTCAGTCGCTTCGCCGGTTCTACACCGATGACGCTGGCTATGCTCTTGCCACGCAGGTTGACACTGACATCTTTACGCTTGCTGAAGGTCTTCAAGGCGGAACGGTTGGTGGTTCCGGCGCGGCTGAGTATGAAAAGGCTGTTATCGGTGGTGACGGTACGACCCTGTACACGGGTGGTACGCCTAACGACACCGACCTGACGGATGCTGGTATTCGTGCCATGATCCTTAAGCTGGACAACGCTGATGTTCCTTCGGATAACCGCTTTATGGTTATTCCTCCGATTGCTGCTAACGACATGCTTGGCATCAACCGCTTCACTGAACAGCAGTTCATTGGTAACGGTGACGCCATTAAGACCGGCAAGATCGGTAGCATCTACGGCATGGACGTTTATGTTTCGTCCAACTGCCCCTCGGTTGACTCCGGTGGGGGACGTGTAGGCATCATGGCGCACAAAGACGCCTTCTGCCTTGCCGAACAGATGGGTGTTCGTTCGCAGACCCAGTATAAGCAGGAATACCTCGGTGACCTGTTTACGGCTGACACGCTGTACGGTGTTGCGGAACTCCGCGACAACGCTGGTGTTGCCTTCGTTGTACCTGCTACCTAAGTAGGTTTAGGGAGTCTCCGGTCTAACGGCTGGGGACTCCCACCCTTATACAGGATAAGCTAATATGATTACTCTTGAAGCAGCCCTATCGGATACAAGCTATAATCTAGAACTGGAAAAGATTAAAAACAAAATAGCACAGCTATATAAAGAACTGCTTACGAAGACTTTTAAACAAGCTAATCCTGCTGCAAGTATGGAAGAGTTGTATAGTTTTTTAGAAGAAAATGAACTGGAATTTAAAGATACTGAAGAGTTTGAAGATGAAGCAGAAGATATTGAAAACATTCTATCGTTGCTTTCGGATAAAGAAAACCTAGACCCTGTTAAAGATAAATCTTTTGAAACTCCTTCGGTAGCCTCCGGTAAAACACCGGGAAACAAATCAAATGAAAAAGGTGAAATTCCAAACACCGTAGCATTGAAAGATTACAAAGGAGGATTGTTTACTCCTCTAGATAAAAAAGTTAAGAAAGTTACAAAAGCACTTAAAACTCCTACTGGAAAAGTAACTAGAGTTATTAACGACAATCCCAAAGTAGACACTCAGATGTTAAAAGAAGTGTGGGATAAAGAACGAGATAAGCTTTTAGAATTGGTTAGACAACGTAACAAGGAATATGGTGTTGTACTATGAAACCTGTTAAAAATCGAAAAGCCGGTAGCTTTGTCAAAAAGAAAAAGAAAAAGATGACAGAGGAAAAGAAAAAGAAAAACCTTGCTCGTTGGGCCGGAGAAAGACTTAGAGTATCGTAATGCCCCGTGGAAGGACAAGACCGCTATTTAAACCCATGCCTAAACCACAAACTCCTAAGTGGTCAAGGCAACAGTTGTTTATAAAACTTTCTAACCAACGACAAGATGAAAGAGCGCCTTATGACAGTGGTGACCAAGCTCTTTACGGTAGCAATAAATCATTGTATGGAATAGCTAGATATTCTTCACGCAGTTAAACACAAGAGGTAACAAATGAGCGATTATACAATTCAAGTTAGCTGGTCTGGCAAAGATGCTCTAGCCGATTCTGACCCTAATAAAATTATTTCCGGTGCAGATTTTAACACTGAGTTTAGTGCTGTTCAAACGGCGGTAAACACTAAGTATGATTCTTCTGATTTAAATGTAACTCTTCAGCAATACGATGCTCAGAACGCTGTCACCGATGCGGCACAGACATTCACCGTGAGCCAGCGTGGCACACAGACAACTGACAATGACCTCAGTTTTGATCTCAATGCAACAAATAACTTCAAATGCACACCCACCGGCACAGGCACTCTGACGTTCACCAACCACACCGCTGGACAGTCGGGCAACATCCTGCTGGACAACAGCGGTGGTCACGCAATCTCTCTGGCGGCTACGACCAAGGGTGACGCCAATCTGGCAACGACGATCAGCGTGGCTGGCACCTATTGGCTCTCGTACTATGACGACGGCACGAACGCCTATGTCGTCACCAGTGCGGTGTTTGCGTAATGTCAATAATCCAAGGCACGTCCAAGGCGGCTGGCGGTGCTGTCTACGAGATTGACCAGTCGATCCGGTTTAATGACAACGACTCTGCGTATTTGACTCGCACACCTGCCAGTGATGGCAATCGTCAGACAATGACTTTTAGCTGGTGGATGAAGCGTGGCAATTTAGATATTACCGATTGCAGGATATTTACAGCACGAGACTCAAATGACGATCAGATAAACTTTAGGGATGCTAGTGATTACAACAGACTTGATGTGTATTTTGATGGCACAAGCGGTGGGCGATTAAGTACATCTCAAGTTTTTAGGGATGTGTCAGCGTGGTATCACTGCGTTGTTGCGATTGACACCACTCAATCAACAGCCAGTGATCGTGTTAAAATTTATGTGAATGGTGATCGTGTTACAGATTTTGATACGGAAGTTTATCCATCTCTAAATAAAACTCTTAATGGTTTCAATAACAATGCCGCACACGCAATTGGTGCTAGAGCATGGTCCGGTGCGGCAGGCTTTTATGACGGCTATCTGGCCGAAATCAACTTCATCGACGGCACTGCTCTGGATGCCAGCAGCTTCGGTGAATACAACGACGATGGCGTGTGGATACCCAAGGCGTACGATGGCAGTTACGGAACCAACGGCTTTTACATCACAGGTGCTGACAGTGCTGATCTAGGTGCTGACGACAGCGGCAACGGGAATGACTTTACCAGCAGCGGCTTGACTGCGGCTGATCAGGTTACGGATAGTCCGACTGATAATTATGGAGTAATGAATCCGCTTGATAATGGTCGTCCTTCGAACATTACGTTAAGCGATGGAAACTTAACTGCTGCGTTTTCTGGTGCTGGTTATCAGGGAGGAATTAGATCGAGCATTTTCTTCGATAGTGAAGACTCAGAAGGATGGTATGCCGAATGTACTTTAGATAGTCTGGCTATTGCATCTATATTTAGGGCTGGAGTTGCAAACGCTGCAATCGATTTAGCATCGACTGATGCACAGAGTAACGTCAACGCATGGGCCTATTCTGATCAAGGAGCAAAACTAAATAACTCGTACACAACAGGGTATGGCAGTGCTGTAACAACGACAGATGTTGTCGGTATCGCTGTTCGAAACGGGAAGATTTATTTTGCTGTGAATAACGTATGGCAAGGATCAGCCGATCCAGTAACGGAAAGTAATCCAGCGTTTTCTAATTTGCTTGGTGACGTTGCTTTTTGTCAAAGCACCAACACTGGAGGTAGTTATGCTCACACAGCCACATGGAACTTCGGGCAAACAGGTTTTACCTACACACCACCCACCGGCTTCAAAGCACTATCCACCGCCAACCTACCCACACCATCGATCACAGATGGGTCAGCGTACTTCCAAACTTCTCTTTGGAACGGGAATAGTTCAACGCAGACCATTACTCAATCTGGAAACAGTACTTTTGAACCGGGCATGATCTGGTCGAAAGGCAGAGATAACGTACAAGAGCATGTTATTTTTGATCAAGTTCGTGGCGCTACTAAGTACATACAAACTGACAACAGCGGAGCCGAAGGTACACAATCAGGGGTCACTGCATTTAACTCCGATGGATTTGATTTGGGATCGTGGGCTGTTTCAAACGGCAGCGGTCAAACGCACGTTGGCTGGCAGTGGAAAGC